CTTCATGCCAGCAACTAGTGATCCTCAACATTTCAATTTACTAACAGATCTAACTGCTTCATTTGAATTTCCTGCCTTACAGCTTACAGAGCAAAACTTTAATGCAGGCTCTAACTATAGACATGAATCTTTATTTGGTCATGATGCAAGAGTAACATCAAGCACTAGTTATTTGGATCAAAGCTATAAAGAAGTTTTAAGACAATTACCAGGAGCGTTCAATAGTTACATTGATGCCGGTGCAGCAATGCCTTCAGGTTTTGAACACTCTTACGTTTTTAGTTTAGACGACATCGTTCAGCAAGATGCTGGTACTAGTGGGGCTGGTGCGAGGGCTTTCTTCTTTAAGTCTGGATCTTTCGCAGAATCTACAAGTCTTCCTACAAACGCATCTGTATCAAAAATTGCATCTAATGGACTAAAAACACTATTTACCAGCACCATCAGTGGCGGTGTTAGACAGTTTTCTGCTCCGTTCTTTGGAGGATTTGATGGCTTAGACATTCTAGAAGCAAACCCATTTGCAAACGATGAAATCGGAACCGATGAATTAGCTAGCTATGAGCTTAACACAATCAATAAAGCCTTAGACATTGTAAGAGATCCAGACTTTATAAACTATGATTTAATCTCTATACCTGGTATTACCAAACCAGTCGTTACTGATGAGCTTCTTAAATTAGTAGACGAAAGACGTGATGCATTAGCTGTTATTGATCTTGAAGGTGGACACGTACCAGCTTACGAAGGAAATGGAGTTAAGACCGCAGGTTCTGTTGATGGAACTGTTTCAAGTCTTGATGGTAGAGCAATTGACAATTCTTATGCAGCTGCTTATTATCCTTGGGTTTACCTACAAGACACAGTACATCCATCTAATCCAATTTTTGAAGCACCACCATCTGTCGCAGCCATTGGAGCCATTGCAGCATCAGAGAGAGCTTCACAGCCTTGGTTTGCACCTGCCGGCTTTAATAGAGGTGGTCTTGAGCAACTTGGAGGCCCTAGAGGTCCAAAAGTTAACGGCAC